AGAATAATCGGTAAGTGTATGATGGGTAGTACCTCTAACGCTTTAGATAAAGGTGGAGAGAACTTTAAGAAGTTATACAAAAGCTCAGATGTAACAAAGAGAAATAAAAACGGTCAGACTGGTTCTGGTTTATATTCTTTGTTCATACCGATGGAGTGGAACTACGAGGGTTTTATAGATAGATTTGGCCAACCAGTATTTGATACGCCAGAACAAGAAACTAAAGGTCCTTTTGGAGAGTACATAGACACCGGAATTATAGAACATTGGCAGAATGAAGTTGATGGTTTAAAAAGTGATGGTGATGCTCTAAATGAGTTTTACAGACAGTTTCCTAGAACAGAGGAACATGCTTTTAGAGATGAAACTAAGAATAGTATATTTAACTTACAAAAAATATATGAGCAAGTAGATTATAATGAAGACTCTGCTGTATCCTCAGGGGTTAGCACTGGTAGTTTTCAATGGGTTAATGGAGTCAAAGACTCTAAAGTAATATTTTATCCAAATGCTGAAGGTCGCTTCAGGGTTAGCTGGGTACCACCTGTTCACTTACAAAATAAAGTAGTAGACAGAAATGGTTTTAAGTCACCAGGTAATGAACATGTAGGTGCTTTTGGGTGTGACAGTTACGATATTTCGGGGACAGTCGACGGGCTAGGTTCCAAAGGAGCTCTTCATGGCCTCACCAAGTTCTCCATGGAAGATGCTCCTCCTAATCACTTTTTCTTAGAATATGTTGCTAGACCTCAGACAGCTGAGACTTTCTTTGAAGATGTACTTATGGCACTTATCTTTTATGGTATGCCAATACTAGCTGAGAATAATAAGCCTAGACTCTTATATTATATAAGAAGAAGAGGTTACAGGGGTTATTCAATGAATAGACCTGATAGAACTTGGAACAAGTTATCTACAACAGAAAAAGAGATAGGTGGAATACCTAACTCAAGTGAAGACATTAGGCAAGCACACGCAGCTGCTATTGAGATGTATATACAAGAACATGTGGGTTTAAAACCCAATGGCAACTACGGTGATATTTACTTTAATAGAACATTAAACGATTGGTCTAGATTTGATATAAACAATAGAACAAAGTTTGATGCGGCCATTAGCTCTGGTTTAGCTATTATGGCTTGTAATAGACACTTATATTCTCCTAACGTGAAAAAAGAAAAACAAAATATAAATATTAGCTTTTCCAGGTACAAGAACGAAGGAAACTCATCAAGAATAATAACGTAAAAATATGGCTGATTCAATTAGTAAAAATTTATTTCCTAGCCAAGTCCTAAGCGACTTAGAAAAAGCAAGTTCAGAATATGGTCTTAAAATAGGTAAGGCAATAGAATCAGAATGGTTAGATACTGAATCTGGAACTAATAGATTCAAAAGCAATGAAACTAGTTATCATAGACTTAGATTATACGCTAGAGGAGAACAGTCAATACAAAAATATAAAGATGAGTTATCTATTAATGGTGATTTATCTTATCTTAATTTAGACTGGAAACCAGTACCTATTATACCTAAGTTTGTAGATATAGTTGTTAATGGTATATCTGAAAGAACATTTGACATAAAAGCTTATTCTCAAGATCCTCATGGAGTAGAAAAGAGAACTAAGTATATGGAGGATATATTAACAGATATGCGTCTAAAGAACTTTGACAATTTTTTTAGACAAAACTTTAATATAAATCTATCAGCAACACCACAAGATGAACTTCCAGAGTCTAAAGAAGAGTTAGAGTTGCACATGCAATTAACATATAAACAAAATGTTGAATTAGCAGAAGAACAAGCTATAAATGTATTATTAGAGAAAAACAAATACGATTTAATTAGAAGAAGAATTAATTATGATTTAACCGTTATTGGTATTGGTGCAGTTAAAAACACTTTTTCAAAGTCAGAAGGAGTTAAGGTTGAATATGTTAATCCAGCAGATTTAGTTTACTCTCATACAGATTCACCTTATTTTGAAGATATATATTATGTAGGTGAAGTTAAGGTAATACCAGTCAATGAGTTAAAGAAACAATTTCCAGAACTTTCTACTGAGGATTTAGAGGAGATAATGCAACAACCTCACTCAAAGAAAAATGGCTATAACAGAACACATCTTAACGATGGTTATGTAGACAGAAATCAGATAGAAGTTTTATACTTTAATTATAAAACCTATATGAACGAGGTTTATAAAGTTAAAAAAACTGGATCTGGTGCTAGTAAGATTATAGTTAAAGATGATTCATTTAATCCACCCGCAGAACAGCTTGATGAAAACTTTGAGAAAGTATCAAGGTCTATAGAGGTTTTATACGAAGGTGCTTTAGTTATTGGAACAAAGAAACTATTAAAGTGGGAGATGGCTAAGAATATGCTTAGGCCAAAAAGTGATAACACTAAAGTTAAGATGAACTACAGTATTGTTGCACCTAGAATGTATGATGGTAAAATAGAATCATTAGTTAGTAGAATAACTGGCTTTGCTGACATGATTCAGTTGACACATTTAAAACTACAGCAGGTCTTATCAAGAATGATACCTGATGGAGTTTACTTAGATGCTGACGGTATAGCAGAAGTTGATTTAGGTAACGGTACAAACTACAATCCACAAGAAGCACTCAACATGTTCTTCCAGACAGGTAGTATTATAGGTAGATCACTAACATCTGACGGTGATATGAACCCTGGTAAAGTACCTATTCAAGAAATATCAAGTGGTAGTGGTGGACAGAAGATGCAAACACTAATTCAAACTTACAATTATTATCTACAGATGATAAGAGATGTAACTGGGTTAAACGAAGCAAGAGATGGTAGTACACCTGATCCTAAAGCATTAGTTGGTGTTCAAAAGTTAGCAGCAGCAAATTCAAACACAGCGACTAGGCATATACTACAGAGTGGTGTTCATTTAACTAGTGAATTAGCTGAGGGTTTAATGCTTAGAATATCTGACATAATAGAGTACTCACCAGCTAAAGAGGCATTTATACAAAGTATAGGTGTTCACAATGTTGCTACACTAGAAGAGATATCAGAGCTACACATACATGACTTTGGTATATTTATAGAATTAAAACCAGACGAGGAAGAAAAACAAATGCTTGAAAACAACATTCAAGTAGCAGTACAACAACAAGCTATTGATTTAGAGGATGCTATAGATTTAAGAGAAATAAATAACATTAAACTAGCTAATCAATTACTAAAGCTTAGAAGAAAGAAAAAACAACAGAAAGATCAAGAAATAGCTCAGCAAAACATACAAGCTCAAGCTCAAGCAAATGCTCAAACACAGCAAGCGGCTGCTCAGTCAGAATTTCAAAAGCAACAAGCATCTATGAAGATGGAGGCTGAACTAGAACAAATGAAAGCTCAATTAGATCAGCAGAAAATGCAGATGGAAATTCAAGCCAAGAAGGAGTTGATGCAGTTAGAGTTTCAAATGAACATGCAATTAAAGCAAATGGAGGTTCAAGCGGTTAATGGTAAAGAAAAAGAAAAGGAAGATCGCAAGGACAAAAGAACTAAAATACAAGCATCACAGCAATCAGAATTGATTGATCAAAGAAAAAATGAGAAACCACCTAAGAATTTTGAGTCTGCAGGTAATGACAACATGGGAGGTTTTGATTTAGGTTCGTTTGAACCAAGGTAATTATTTTTACATTTTTTATTATATTATATTATGGCCAAGAAAAAACAATTAGAAGAGGTTGTAGAGACTACAACTGAAATCAAAAACCAAGAGGTAGTTAGCGAAAAAGCTGAAACACCTATTGAAAATAAAATTAAAATTAAACCTTCTTTAAAAAAACAAAAAGAAGAAACTATTAAAATAGATCTTAGGGAGATTAAGAAATCTCAAGAAGATGTGATTACTAAAGAAGAGCAAAAAGAAGAAAATGCAACAAAAGAGCCGGAGACACCCGATGGATCATCAGCACCAATCGAACAATTGGGAGAAAAAGATGCCACAGATAAAACCTCAGAAGAAAATAAAGAACAAGTTTCCAAGGATGAGCAAGACAGCGTTCTCGAGGAGATAACAGACGAGGAAGTTCAAGATAAAACAGATGAGCTAACTGATGAAGTTAATGAAGCTGTAGAAGAACAAAAACAAACTGGAATTGATCTACCTGAAAACATTCAAAGTGTAGTTGATTTCATGAAAGATACTGGAGGAAGTCTAGAAGATTATGTTAGACTAAATCAAGATTATTCATCTCACACAGACGTCCAACTATTAAAAGAATACTACAAGTCTACAAAACCTCATTTAAGCGATGATGAAATAGATTTTATGATGGAAGATTCTTTTTTATGGGACGAAGATATTGAGGATGAAAGAGATATAAAAAGAAAAAAGCTAGCTCTTAAAGAGCAAGTTGTAAATGCAAAAAGCCACTTAGACGGCTTAAAGTCTAAATATTATGAAGAAATCAAGATGGGATCTAAGTTAGCTCCTGAACAGCAAAAGGCTATTGATTTCTTCAATCGTTACAATAAGGAATCTGAACAAACTACGAAGTTAGCTGAAGAACAGAAGTCTGTATTTCATAAAAAAACCAATGAGGTTTTTTCCGACAAATTCAAAGGTTTTGAATATAACGTTGGTGAAAAAAGATATAGATTTAATGTAAAAGATGCTGGTAAGGTTAAGGCAGACCAAAGCGACATTAGTAATTTTATTGGAAAGTTTCTAAATGAAAAGAACCAAATGTCAGATGCTAAGGGTTATCACAAGTCTATGTTTACCGCAATGAATCCAGATGCTATCGCAACTCATTTCTACGAACAAGGTAAGGCTGATGCTTTAAAACAAAGCATTGCTAAGTCAAAGAATATAGATATGAACCCAAGACAAGGTCTAGCTGGTTCTAGTGATTCTAGTGGATTTAAGTTTAAAGTATTAGGTGATGATTCTTCTAAATTAAAATTTAAAATTAAAAAATAAAATAACACAATTATGGCAATAACTAGTGCAAGTGGACCCGATGCGGCACCACGTAAACAAACATTATCAACAAATTATCTTGACTTTACGTCAGGAGCTAATGACTGGGCTCAGCAGTATCTGCCGGACCTAATGGAAAAAGAATCTGAAATTTACGGAAATAGGACAATTTCAGGTTTCTTATCGCAAATTGGAGCTGAAGAAGCTTCTCAGTCTGATTCAGTAGTTTGGTCAGAGCAGGGTAGATTACACCTAGCTTATAAGGCTACTAATGAAGATGTTTCTGCAAACATTTTTACTATTGTGCAAGACTCTGATGGAAATGCTTTGACAACTGGTCACGGTATTAGGGTAGGTGATACAGTAATGGTATCTGAAGACACAACTAACAAGGTAATAAAAGGTTATGTTTCTGCAAAAGCAGCTGACAATACTACCGTAACTGTACTACCTTATACTCATGCTGATTTTGGTGCTGCTGGATTTGCAGATTCAAAAGGTGCGGGTGCTTATCACGTATTAGTATATGGATCTGAATTTGCAAAAGGTGTTGACGGAAGAACAGAGGCTAACTCACCTAGTTTCAAGTCTTTTACAAACAAGCATATTATCTTAAAGGATTTTTATGAGGTTTCTGGATCAGACACATCTGCTATTGGATGGGTTGAAGTTTCTGGAGAAGAAGGACAAAGCGGTTATCTTTGGTATTTAAAAGCTGAAGGTGATACTAGAGCAAGGTTTGCCGATTACTTAGAGATGTCAATGATGGAATCTGAGTTAGAGCTTGCCGCTGCTGCAGACGGTCTACCTAATGGTGGAAATGCTGCTGGTGCTAGTGGAACTCAAGGATTATTTGATGCTATTGCAAAAAGAGGTCACATAACTGACGGTCTTGATTCTGCTACAGCTGCAACTAACTTTACTGAGTTTGATTCTATTTTAGCAACTTTTGATAAGAATGGCGCTATTGAAGAGAACATGATGTTTTTGGATAGAGCTACAGCTCTTAAGATTGATGACATG